ACCTCATACTTTTTTTGTTCGTTTTCTTGTTCTTCGGCTTGCTCTATTATTTCTTTTGCATCAGGAAGGTTGAGCAAATCCTCAAGTTTTTTAGTCATAGCGGTTTCCATTATATACTACTATATTTATCGTCTTGTGCCTCTATGAAAGATATCATCTTCGGTAACAATGCGGAACAATATTTTTTTCTGTTTGCACCAAGCTCTTGCGGCTTCCCACTTGGCTTGATTTATCACCCAGTGAGCTTGATTTACTTTGCTCTTGCCTAGTTTATCACGTCGGGATTGATTTGCAGGTTTTACTTCTATTAGTTCAACTCTTTGCTTGCCGCCTTTGTCAGCATATGCTATAAAGAAATCAGGAACATATATTGTTTGTTTGCCTGTGAGCGGATTGCGATAAGGTATGCGTATTGCTTCGCTTGCCCATTGATTTACACTTGGATGTTCGTCACAGAATTTCATAAAATGAAATTCCCACCCTGATCGATATGTAGGTGTTTTTGTACCTATATATTTGTCAGGGTTTTTGAGATTGAATTTTCCTTGTGCAAAACGTCCCATTATACAATTATTTGTCTTTGATCAAACAGTTGAGTTTTATCAGCTACTCTATATCCAATTGTGCTGGTTTTTGATCTATTGAGGTTTAATATTTGTGCAACAATATTACTAAGTTGTACATCGTTTACTCCTTTAAGAGTGTCCAACAACTGAAATACTGTTATTTGATCGATGCTTGCTTGTTGCAATAAAACACTGGCAGTGTTCACTGCTGCAATTTTTTCGAATCCTCTTTTTAAAAAATAACCAATTACAGCATCTACTTCACTAGCATTGTAATTAATTTGTTGATTATAGTAGTTGTCAAAAAATTGTTTGGTTAAATCTTTTGATATTTCATTGATGCTATCTGTTCTTGCCATCTTTATTTAACTTTCCCTATAGATTCGCTTGCAATATTAGTTAATTTTTGATCGCCTGATGCTGCTCGATCTACTAGTCCATCTATTGCAGCTTCCCGTTCTGCTTTTGTAGTATTCGTTTTAAAATCAAAATAATTATCATACTCAGGCAATGCGCCGCTGTTTATAGCTTTCGCTGCAAAGGAATTTCTAGCCTGTGCTCTTTGGGTCCGACTTAGTCCTGTCCCTTGCGCAGATCCATTACTGCTGAGTGCATTACTTATTGCACTGCTGTTAACTCTTGTATAATCATTTTCTGCAGGTGCAGTGCTTGTAGTTGCTGTGCTTTGTGTATCCTGAGTAGGTATCAGATATTCTGGCAATGCTCCAGGAAGTTGATTTGTAACTCCTGCTTCAGAGCTCGGTACAACTCGTTGATCATTGCTCACTCTAGGCAACAGCCCTCTCGGAGTGCTGTTTCTTGGATCTAACAGAGTAGGTTCTGCAAGTCGCGTTCTAGGCTCGTCGCTGGTATATCCTAGCGGACTAGGAGCATTATCGTAACGAGTTTCTTCGTCTGTAAATCCTAGTGGTTCACTACCATCTATGATACCATGATCATAGAGCACGCCTTCGTATGCGACGCTTATACTATTTTCCATCAAACCGCTTTCACTGTAATCAAGAGAGTCGTGCCCCCATTGACTGATTAGAGGATTTATAAGAGTATAACTAAACCAATTACGCCTAGCCAGTTGATAAATTTTAATCCAACTGAAAAAAGGTGCAATTTTTCCATTGTCCAATCCGTATTTGGGCACTCTTGTACTATATTTGTCTCTAGGGTTGAACGCATCTTCTCTTGGATCGTTGTTGCCATCTCTAAAATAATAACGATAATATTCTTCTAGCATGGATCGTGTAAGACCATTGTTATCATCGTGAAAACGTATGTTTACGTCTTGATAGTCTATTCTAGTCTGTATATTCTTTTTACGATTGTACTGTTGTTTGTTGTCAACACTTGCTCTATACTGCGGAAGATCAACTGACTTGGCAAGTACACCTATTTCTTTTTGAAATTTTAAACTGTTCGATGTGGTTTTATCTCCTACTCCTGCATCGCCTGCAAAAGGTTGGAAAACCACATGATACAAAAATTTGGTTTTAGGCGCAAGTGCAAACGAATGTTCTGTAAACAATCTATTGGCATGTCTTGCATCTCTTAGATGTACATCTAAGTCAACATTTACTAGATATGGATCTTGTACGCTCATACAAATATTTATCCGTTGTTATAATGTGCGCAGATAATAAAAAAGCGAGAACCTAAGTCCTCGCTTCTTTGAATAGAAACCAACCAAAATTTTATTAGTTGGTAACTTGAGTTCCGCCTGTTGAAGCAGCAGTTGCACGTGTAACTGGCTCGCCTACACCAACAAAGTCGTCGTCTGCGCCGAATTGAATAGCGTTGTCATAACGAATTGTTAGAGCAATTGTTACCGGTTCATTTGTTGCATAGTTGAGTGTGTTGTAGTTTGCACTTTCAATATAGCAACCTACCAAGTGATATCTATCAATAACATTTGGACCTGTTGCTCCGTTACCACCGTCTAGAATTTCAATTCTAGTTTGGAATTTGTAACTACCGCTCGATACTGCACTTGACTGTTCAAAGAAATCGAACTGACGTTGTAGTTGCTGACCAACAATCTTTTGTACATTGTTGTTTGCATCTTCACGAAGGTTTAATGTAACTGCTTCCCATGTGTGCTTGCCTGCAAGATATGTTCTTGAGTTGTAAGCATCAATTGTCATGTTTTCAAAACTTAGGTTTGGACGACTTACATCTATAACCTGTCTTGAAATTTCTCTTACTCCGTCAGGACCGCCTGTTGTTCCAAAGTTATCTAAGAACACACGAAAGCGATACTGTAACTTAGGCATTAGTAATGAACTATTACTACCCGCGCCTTCAGTCGGTATACTTATATTTTGTAATGTTGTGATTGGCATTCTATTCTCCTATTACAGTAGTATTTATGCATATTTAGACGGAGACGTATCTCCGTCTATTAAGTACGCATATTATCCTAGTGCTGCAATTTCTCCTGTGTTCTTAATACGCAATGGTATATAAATAAACTCAATTGCTTTGACTGGTTCGATAGCAATATCTAAATATAGCTCATTTCTATCAATCCTTGCAGGTGTATTGTTTGATTCGTCACATACTACCAAGAAATCATACAGTGCTCTAAGTCCTACAAGTTCTAGAAGCAATTTATCTGCTGCTGCTTTGACTTGATCTCTTGTGATCTTATCATTTGGCTCAAACAAGTAAGGTCTTGCGAGTAGTTCCAGTTGTCCACGTAGGTAAACAACCAAACGTGCTACGTTTACACGATCTAGCGCACTTGCATTTCTTGCACGAGTTTTCTGACCGAATACAACCAATCCAGCACCGCTGATAAACGTAATTGGGTTTATGTTGTTGGTGTATAGTGTATCACGCTGTCCAGTGTTTAGTGCAACACTTACGAACTCGCCTTCATTATTGATGTAACCTGAGCTAGTAGCGTTTGTTACACCGCCACGTCTTGTGCCTGCTGGTGCAAACCAAGGGAACGCAACTTGATCATTTAGTACAAGAGTACGCAAAGCCATGTGGCTTGCTGGAACAACAACGTTGTTGCCAAAGTTGTCGCTTGTAAATCCAGCTGGATAGTACATAGCCATATACTCGTCTCTGCTTACTGCACCCAAATCATTGTCTTCAACTGCAAGATTGACGTTGGTTGCCCATTCGTTTAGTGATGTAGCATCAGGTGTTAAACGGAATGGTGTATCGCCTACAACAAATGCTGTAAGTCTTCGATCATAATTAAGTGTAATCATTTCACCAATTAGTTCTGGATAACCTGGTGTTGCCATTAGGTTAAACTGACGACTTTCTTCATCGCGAATGTCTTGGTTGCTGTTTACCAGTGCTTGTAGTGCTTGAACAACACTCTTGCGCTGTGCGTTACGTCCGAATGTGCCTGAACCGTCTTCGTTATTACCACTATCAGTAACCCAACGATGTGGATAGTAACCGTCCATTGATTCGCCTTCATTTTCGCTGTTACGATCATTGTCACCGGCTGTGTCAATGTAATTACGCTCAAAACGTTTTACATTAAACCCACTGCGTCTTTGGTTCCATAACAGCATACCTTTTGGATATAGTGCAGGATCTGGAGCATCTGGATCCAAGTAATCACTTGTGAGCAAATCTTCTATAGATGCTTCTGCGCTATTACTGCCTGCGTCGCTCCAGCGAGCATCTGCAAATAATATGCCGTTTTCTGTTGTCTGATCAGTCTTATCCAACAACACCCAGCTCTGCAATGTGCCATTATAACGATATACATTGCCGTACTCTTCGATGTCCGAAGTATCAATCCAAAGATCACCGTCTACAAGAGCGGTATCATCAGTTTGTGTTGTAGGTTCTGTTGCACTTACAATCGGTCCTGATGTATTTGTGTCTTGGTATGCTGCACTGAAATTTTGATATCCTACCCAATTTTGACCATCGTGTATCATGATATCAACTTCGTCTACCACTGAACTGTACCATAGTTCGCCGTCTGCTGTTAAGCTAAGTGGCTCGTCGTCTGATGCAGTATAACTTAGTTCTTTCCAATTACTGGCAACCCAATCATTGGTAGAATCGCCTGTTGGTGCTGCATATAGATTTACTGTTCCAGTATCGGTGGTCAAGTTAAATGGAGCATAGCCTGCTAGATTTAAAACACCATCTGTGTCTGCAATGCGTATTTCGCCGCCTGTTTTGTGCTGAATTACAATTTGGTTGTTGGCATTAACTAGAGCAACAATGTTAGTAAATCCTGCACTGTTGATTTCGCCAGCTATTGCGTCAGCGTCGGTGCTTGCAC